GAGTCGTTATAAGAAGAAACCTAAAAGCAGCAGTCAATCAATTTGCTCAGTATGAACTTTGCTTTGGAAATCAGTTCCACATCAATTCCAAAGGTTTCAATATTAAAAGCACTGGATTCAGAATCTCTGGTGAGGCGGATACAGTATATCTGACAGACGTTCCAAACAAAGATTCCAATGGCAATTTGGATGGAAGTGGAACTGGAGTAATATCTATCGTTAAACCAGATCCAAATGGATTAACAAATCGTGTTGTAATTAAATCGGCAGGAACAGTTAATTATACAACTGGTGAAATACTTTTAACAACAATAAACATAACATCTACAGATCTAGATAATAATATTGTTCAGGTTCAAGCATATCCAGAATCAAATGATATTATTGGTTTAAAAGACCTATATCTAAACTTTAGCGTTGCTGACAGCACCATAAATATGGTTAAGGATACCATATCTTCTGGTGAACAAATATCTGGTATTGGATTTAAGGTAACATCAAATTATCTAAACGGAGAACTTAAGAGGATATAAGATGATAGCAACAGGGTTTGAATCAAGAGTACAAATACAACAAATTGTTGAGAATCAACTTCCAGAATTTATTCTATCAGAAAGTCCAAAAGCATCAGAATTTTTAAAGCAATATTATATTTCACAGGAATTTTCTGGTGGACCAGTTGATATTGTAGATAATTTAGATCAATATTTAAAGTTAGATAACTTGACTCCAGAGGTAATTACTGGAGCAACTTCTTTATCATCAAGTATTACAAGCACAGATTCTGTGATTGTAGTTAATAGCACCAAAGGATTTCCAAATCAGTATGGTTTATTTAAAATTGATGATGAGATCATTACATACACAGGAATAACCACAAATAGTTTTACTGGTTGTATTCGTGGTTTTAGTGGTATAACGACTTATCACGCAGATAATTCACCTGGAGAATTGGTTTTCTCAACTTCTTCTTCGGCAGCACACACATCTGGTGCGGTTGTTTCAAATTTAAGTTCTCTGTTTTTAAAAGAGTTTTATAAGAAAGTAAAATATACTCTTACTCCAGGATTAGAAAATGTTGATTTTGTTTCTAATCTGGACGTAAGTAACTTCATTAAAGAATCAAAAGTATTCTATCAAGCAAAAGGAACCGAAGAATCTTTTAGAATCCTTTTTAATATTCTATATGGAGTCACACCAAAAGTCATTGATCTTGAGCAATATCTATTAAAACCATCTTCTTCACAATTCATTAGAAGAGAGATTGTAATTGCTGAAAGAATTTCTGGTGACCCAAATAAATTGGTTGGACAGACGATCAGAAAATCTACAGATGTCAATACTCAGGCATCTGTATCAGAAGTAGAAATTATTACTAGAAAGGGTAGAACTTATTATAAATTAGGTCTGTTTGTTGGATTTGATGAGAAAGATTTAATTGAGGGATCATTTACGATTCCAGGAAAAACCAAGGTTATTGGAAATGTTTCTGTTGGATCCTCTGTAATCACTGTTGACTCAACGATTGGATTTGGTACGACAGGAACTTTTATTTGTGGTAATGATACCATCACTTATACAAATAAAACTATTAACCAATTTTTGAATTGTACAGGAATTGATTCTACAATCAGTTCTACCACAGATTTAAGATCTGATGAAGTCATTTATGGTTATGAAAATGGAGATCTAACAAAAAAGGTAGAATTAAGAATTACTGGAGTTCTATCAAAATTCGTTCCTATTTCCGATATTAAACTCACATCGGAAGGTGAAAGAATTTTTGTAAAGAACCTTGGAGAAAATATTCTTAATCCAGAAGTTAACAAAACTAAAAAACAAATTTTTAGCAATTCTTGGATCTATAATACTTCTTCACGTTATCAAATAGATTCAATTTCTGGATCATCATTTACTTTATTTTCAAGCATTGATAAATCCAGTTTAAAAGAATCTGATACCGTTGATGTTTTAGTTAGAGGTACTCAAAATGTTGTGGTCTCTAGTGCTGTAGTAAGAAATATCAATGAAAATACAAAAGAAATACTTTTAGACAATCTGGCAGGATTTACTCCTGTAGTCGGTCTTTCTTATGATATCAGAAGAAATTTAAATAAAGCATATAGTTCTGGAGCAGAATTACAGTTTGGAAATAATGTAATTACTTCAGATATTCAAAATGTTTATAATGATCTTGATGAGTATTTTTATGTGGCATCTAATTCTTTGCCATCATATGAGATTACTAAAAATATTTCTAAGGCAACTTTAACTGAAGCAACTGGAGATAGAATTCAAGGTTATAATGCTTCAACTCTAAAATATTCTATTTTATCTTTTGATTCTGATGTACCATTTATTACTGGAGATGCTGTATATTACTCTCCAGAAACAACTGCGATAACAGGATTAACAGAAGGAATTTATTACGTAAAGGTTTTAACTAATAAAAATCAAATAAGACTTTATTCTTCCAGATCATTTATTCCTATTGATGATTATGTTGAATTTGAACCTCTTTCTTCTGGAACAGGAAGTCATACATTTACTCTTTATGCTAGTTTTGGTAAGAAAATAGGTCCACAAAAGTTACTCAAAAAGTTTCCTCTAGAAGCAAATATTGAATCTGGGTATGGTGTGGAAACTGCTCCTGGATCTGTTGGACTTTTAATTAACGGTGTTGAAATTACAAATTATAAATCTGACGATAAAATTTATTATGGACCAATAGAAAATATAGAAATTTTAAATACTGGATCAAATTATGATGTAATTAATCCACCAACAATTCAAATCTCAACCCCAGGTTCTGGAACAACTTGCTTTGTTCAACCAGTTGTAAGTGGAATTGTAACAGCAGTCTATGTGGATCCACAGGACTTTGATATAGAGAAAATAACTTCAGTCACCGTTACTGGTGGAAATGGTAGCGGAGCGATTTTAGAACCTATTCTCTCAAAAAGATATAGGGAGTTACCTTTTGATGCTAGACTGAATACAGAGTCTGGTGGAATTGATGTTACAAATGAAACCATTACGTTTATAAACAATCATAATCTATCAAATGGTCAACCAATTGTTTATAACAAAAATGGAAATAATCCTGTTAGTATTGGAACGTTTGGTGGATTAAATACAGATCAAAATAAAACACTACAGAGTGGATCTGTATATTATCCAAAGATTGTTAATCCAACATCAATTAAACTGTATCAGACATTCTCAGATTATTATGTTGGAATTAATACTGTAGGATTTACTACAGCAAGTAATATTGGTATTCATAAGTTTAGAATATATGATACCAAGAATACATTACAGTCTATCAAGGTTATAAATCCTGGTGATGGATATGAAAACAGAAAATTAATTGTAAAACCAACTGGTATTTCTACAATTACTTCAACCGTTAATTTCATTAATCATAACTTTAATAGTGGTGAAAAGATTGTATACTCAACAACTGGTACTTCAATAACTGGACTATCAACATCAAATCAATATTATGTAATTAAATTAGATAATGATTCCTTTAGACTGGCAGATGCTGGTATTGGTGGAACCATAACTTCCAATTATACAAGAAAAAATTATATTAAATTTGGATCTGTTGGATCTGGATATCATAATTTTGAATATCCAGAAATTCAAGTAAATATTAATGTTGAATATTCTGGAACTACCGGAGTAATAACAGCAACACCAGTAGTTCGTGGATCAATTGTTGACGCTTATGTCTATGAGTCCGGTAGTGGATATGGATCAGAAATTTTAAACCTTCAGAAAAAACCAACTCTAACTATTAAAAATGGTAAGAACGGACAATTAAAACCCATTATTGTTGACGGTAGAATAGTATCAGTTGAAATCCAAAGTAGAGGATCGGAGTATTATGCTGCTCCTGATTTAGAAGTAAATGGTGATGGAATTGGGGCAAAACTAAGAGCAAAGGTTCAAAATGGATATATTTCTGAAGTTGTAATTTTAAATTCTGGTGTTAACTACACTCAGGATAAAACTACTGTTTCAATAACCGCTCCAGGATCTGGTGCCATTCTTGAACCAAAAATAAGAGGAATATCAATTAATAATTTTGAAAGATATGGATCAGAAATTTTAAGAGATTCTGGAGATCAATTAGAATATTCTGTAGTTGGTTATTCAACTAATATTGGAAAAAATTATTTTGGAGATGATGGATTAGATCACTCTCCTATTATTGGTTGGGCATATGATGGAAACCCAATTTATGGTCCATATGGATACAGTGATCCATCAGACGAAAATTCTGGAATTAGACTTCTTCAAACAGGATATAGTTCTTCTGCTTCAAACGTAGAAGATAGACCATCTGGATTTGGAGTGGGATTCTTTGTTGATGATTATAAATTCATTGGTTCTGGCGATTTAGACGAAAACAATGGTAGATTTTGTAGAACACCAGAATATCCAGAAGGAACCTATGCTTATTTTGTTGGAATAAGTACAAATACTTCAACTGGAAAACTGGAACCAAAATATCCATATTTTATTGGAAATACTTATAGATCAAACCCAATTCAAGAAAATTTCTTAATAGATCAAAATACTTTTGATTTCAATAGTTCCAATTTAATCAGAAATACTTTCCCATATAAAGTATCTGATGATTATGCTGATAATGACTTTATTATTGAGTCAAACGAATATGTTGATCAAACAGCAATTGTTGATTCGGTAACTAAAGGATCAGTAGATTCTTTCCAGATTGTTGAAGCAGGTAGCGATTATAAGATCGGTGATTCGGCAACATTTGACAACACTGGAACTGGTGGTGGAGGATTAAGTGCCTCTGTCAGAACTTTAACAGGAAAAGAGATTACAAGTCTACAGACAACAGTTCAGCAGTATAATAATGTTATCTTTGTTTGGGACAATCCTAATCAAGTTTCTGCTTATATTTCCACATCTCACACTTTAAATGATGGTGATAATGTTGTAGTATCTGGGTTATCTACATCAATAAGATCTTTAACATCTTCTCACATTGCTGGAGTATCTACAGTAAGAACTGTAGTTTACAAAGAAATATCTGCTAATTCAACAGCAGGTGTTGTAACAGACATTTATGTTTCTTCTATACCAAATTCAATATCTATCGGAAGTAGTGTAGGTATTGGAACAGAAAGACTGTTTGTTCTGAATAGATTTACCGATAAAAATATTTTAAGAGTGAAGAGGGGTGTTTCTGGATCAGCACATACAGCATCAACATTTGTTGATTTAATCCCAAGTTTCTTAAGTTTACCAGTACAATCAGATTATTTTGACTCTAAAGTAGATGATAAGTATTATTTCAATCCCAAGGAGTCTGTTGGTGTAGGAACCATTGTAGGTATTGGGACATCGGTAAATTATACTAAGGGAGAACTTTTAGAGGTAGTTTCTATACCTACACAAAGCATATACTTACCAAATCATCAATTTAAAACAAACCAGGAAGTTGTTTTTACAAAACCATCAACTGGTCTTGGATTAACAGTTTCTAATTCATCTGGTGGATCTACTTTTAATTTGCCAAGCAGTGGAAATAGTCAAACTGTATACATTATAAACAAATCAAAAGATTATATTGGCATTGTAACTCAAGTTGGACTTACAACCAGTACAAATGGTCTTTTCTTTGTAAATAATGGATCTAATCAGTTTGATTATTTACTAGAATCTAATTTTTCTCAAGTAACAGGTTCTGTTCAAAAGATTACTACTCAAGTCTCTGTTTCAACATCTCACAATCTGTCAAATGGTGATAATATCACTCTTACAGTAAAATCAAATCAATCTGTTGGTATTGGAACTTCTGGATCTGTGGTGGTTAAATAC